TACTAAGAAATCAAAAACCGTAAGGGCTTCAGATTTCAACATAGGAGGAATTCTTGGTCTGTTTGAAAGGAAGTATGTTCTTCCCAAACTTTGTAACAATATCACAGAGTTTGCACAGATTTTCGGAAATCAAGAAACCTCTACATACTATGGATGGGACGCGGTCAAAGGGTTCTTTGATAACGTCGCGGGGGTAGATGCGAAACTGTATGTTTGCAGTCATGTAGGATTTGCTGCGGCAATAGACGGAGTCGTTGCCACCACAGGTACAACCATATTGGATACAGCATTAGCATCATTTCGTTTGGATTCAGCTTACGAAGGTGCTCTTGACTATTCCACATGGGGCAATAGAACAGGGTACACGATTACGCAAGGTTCCAGGTTTGCTACTGCAGCCAGTGGGAGCGGAGTGAAGACAGACACTTGGGCAATTCTTGACAGCGTTTCCGACATCAAGGTTGGAGATATCGTAAAGTTTATGGCAACCGGTGACGCAGTAGTGACGGTGTATAAGATTGTCTTAACCGTTGACGAAACTTTGGGTAAGATAACATTTGCTGCGGCATTCGATGCAGCTGCTTACCTCAAGGATAACGACATAGTGACGGTTCCGGGATTTCAATTAAAACTTTGGAGAAAGTCTTCACTTGGTATCATCACACAGGTAGAAGAGGAACTCGGAAAGATTTATTGTACTCTGGAAGACGCAGTGTCCGATTACTTTGTTGAAAACGTGTTTGCAAGTAGCAAATATGTCAAAGTGACCGATCTACACTCTGCCGGAGCTCTTGGGACCACTCTTCCTGCCACAGTGGCTGCTGTCACATACTTAACAGCGGGAGCGAACGGAACGGCACCTACGACAACTGCTCATTGGGCTTCTGATCTTCTTGCTTTCAATCTATTGCCGATAAGATTTTTGGCCAACCCAGAAACAACTGACGTCGCGCTTCAAAAAGCGATTGAAGTTTATTCAAGGACAAGATGGGATCACCCAAAGGTCATTTTCAATGTGGCAGAAAATCAAACGAAAGCTCAGTATATAATAATAGGAAACGGCTACCAAAGATCAGACGATGTTCTTGGAGTGATTGCTTGTGATTGGTTAAAGGTGTCCGATCCATTTGCTTCTTCTGCTCTTGCCGCAGATAGGGAAATTCCAAACGTCGGTCATGTGATGGGAGCGTGGATAAGAACGATATCAAAATATGGTATTCACTTTGTTCCAGCCATTAAAGAGGTTCCTCTGTACGGCATTAACAATATTGTTAGGACAACTTTGTGGAGTGACACAGATCGTACTGACTTGGCAAAAAATGGAATCAATATAATAGATTTTATAAATGGTTCCGGATTCGTTATAAGGAATTTCTTTACTCCTTCTACCAGTGTAGAGTTTCAGTTTGCTAATGGGATTTTAATGAGGGAATATATAAAAGTTTCCGCAGTAGACTCCCTTCAGTCCTCTGAGAATACTCCAAACAGTTTTGGCAGAATTCTCGCAGACAAGGATGCCATACTTCAGTTCATGTTGAGATTATGGTATAAAGGATCTACAGGATATGTTGCGGAAGGAGAAACATTTGCTCAGTCTGAAGATGTGAGTGGAAAACCCACAAAGTGGAGTGACCATATTCAGGTTCAAGCGGATGCCATAAATAATCCGCAAACAAGTATTCAAGCCGGGGAAAGGAACTTAGATGTTTGGTTTTCTTACCCTGCACCCGCCGGAAGCATAAAAATCGGCGTGGGTATTCTACTTTTGAGCTAAGGGAGAAAATAAATGCAAGCAAATGAAATGGTGGAAAAGAAACGTTCTCTTATAGACGGGGAAGAGATAGCAGGACTGGTTTATGCCGGAGAACTATTGATAGAGAAGGGGTCTGTAGAGATTCCAGAGTTCAAGAAAATAAGAACTGTCCAAAATGGGGTAGTGAAGTATCCCCCGTATGAACTGAGATATAAACTCAATAGAGGGACCAATACCAGAAGTTTTTTTCAAGCTTGGTATGCTAATGATCAAGTAAAAGATGTGACTATCATTAGAACAGACGCCCATGGAACTGAGTTTGAAAGGGTCTTACTTTCTGAGTGCGAATGTCTTAAGATTCAATTGATGCCGGAAACAGATTTGGCAAGTCCTATTTATGCCCAGATGTCAGTAACCATACTGCCTTGGGAAATTACTGCGATAGATGCAGGTTAAGGAGCTGTTATGAAACTTCCTATCCCTATTTTTACAAAGTTGGGGAACACTTTCACTGATGTAACAATTTCTAAGCCACGAGCTATGGTTATTGCAGATACAAAGAAAAGTCTTGACAGCGGGATGGTGATGTCTGCTGTCAAGACTTTCTTATCTGGGTGCATAGACTCTATCCGTAGTGAAGAAAGAACTATTTCAGAGAAGACAGACATACGAAATATGGTTTCTCTTATGCCTTATCGTTCTGCGGAATATTGTATGACGCAAATAATGCTTCTACATGACCCTAAGAACGATGGAGCAGAAGGGATTTATCGTTGCCCTCGGTGTGGAAAAAGAATCATATCAGAACTTGTGAAAGAAGATGATATGGAGATTGACACAAGGGATTTTATCTCTCAGTTAGAAGTATTGTTCATGGAAGATGTCTCTTCTACCTTTACAGTTAGTCTTACTCAACCTGTAAATATTATAAACAAGCAAACAAAAGATGTGCTCTTGTCTGTTGAATCTTTGGAGCTTCATCACCCAAACTTAAATGATTGCATTGTTGCAGAAACAAGATTTGGGGACACCGACAGTATTCGTATGCAGTTCGCTGTATATGTAGAAGCTCTTGAGAAAGTGAATGGATTGGAAATAGAAAAGAAAGACAAGGTTTTGTATGGGATGTTGATTTTTGAAAATATAAAAGATGCAGTGATAGACCTTGGAGCTTTGAATTCAGAAGTTTCAAAGTACGGCATAAATCCAAATATAGAAAAGACTTGTCCTTCTTGTTCTAAGAAATTTAAGGTTCCTATCAGTTTGTCAAGTTTTTTCGTTTCCGGTCTTACCATATAGTGTGGGTGAGACCTGATTGGTTGTGGTTGTTTACAAACATAAGACATATAGATATGGACTTTAAGGATATTGTCAAAGAAAGTTTTCTTGTCAGTGGCCAAAGCAGTGGTGGTATTGCAATGAAAGACCTTGGTGACATGGAAATGGCAGACTATTTGTTCACAGTAAATTATGCAGACTCTTTACAGAATAGAAAAGGATCCACTCAAACGGAGTAATCATCTTTATTACTATATATATCAATAACTAAAAGATTTATTTTTAGGTTAATACCCTTGTAAGGGGTAAAGTTTTAAAACCTTGTAGGGAGCTCCCTGTAAGGGGTAAAACGGTATATAACAGGGTATTTGAGCCGGTTTTATAGCTTTACAGGTAAATTGAAATAATCAAAAAGAGAAAAAACAGATGGAAGATGCCGTATTCACATTCGATACAAAGTCCATGAAAACAGCGATGGACAATATTTCCACGAGCTTGAGTGGTCTAAAGGGCATGATTGAAAACATGACCACCAGCGTTGGAAAAAAGACGAAGAAGGGTATAGACGATGTGACAACGGGAACAAAGGAAAAGACCAAAGAAATAGGGACTTCTTTGAAAACAAGTGTTTCTAATTTCTCAGAAGGCTCCAGTGAAATGTTGTCTATGGTCACTAAGAAGGTTATGGGTCTCGCTACGGCGTATCTTAGTCTTCGTTCTGTTATGAAAGGTGTTCCAGAAATCGGAAGAGTATTTTCGCATGCTGGAGATATCATAACCAGAAGTCTATTTTGGCCACTTAGAAAGCAACTTTTGCCATTGCTCCAAAAGATATTAGACTGGACAAGAGATCATCGAGTGATGTTTGTTAAATGGGGAACGATGATAGCCAATGCATTTAGATCGGTGTATCAAATTGTATTGGGAGTAATCAAACTTGTAAAAACATTCGTTGACAGTTTCATGAGAACATTTGAAGGACTGTTTGGCAAGATCACTGGAAGAATGTCTGACACTTTGAATATCATAATGTTCAAGCTCACAGCAGTATTCATGTATGTATTAGAACTAATAAGACCTCTGATAGAAACACTTGGTTCTATGATAGCGAAGATAACTTATTTATTCACAGGTCTATGGGAAGGAGTTAAGATGGGAATGAAGGGTTTGACCCCCGCTCTTGAGGACTTGTTTAAAGCTATGAACATGTTGGGTGTGGCTGAAGGAGATCTGATTTCAAAAAATGGTTTGATATATAAATCCTTTAAAAACATAGGGATGGTAATAGGAGGAATAGTTATTTCCGCCATTATGGCTCTTGCCCAAGCGTATGACACCCTTGGGGCAGCTGTTGCCAGGACTACTCTTCTTTTTAAGATGTGGAAAGCTAAAGATAACGAAAAAGAATATTCTGCACTTAAAGAAGAAAGAGAAACACTCAAACAAGAAATAAGAGATCGTACTTCAGAAAGAGCTTCAAATTGGGCAAAGTTGATGAAGGACTTAGGAAAGTCTTTAAAAGAAAATACCTTAGAAGATCCAGAAGAAGATGCCAGAATTGAAAAAGCAGGTGCCGATCAAATAAGAAAAATAAAAAAACAAATAAAAAAGTTTAAAGAAGAGCACCCTGTTGCCTACAAAGAGAAAGAGACTACTCCGGTCCCTATGAAAGCTCGTAGAGAGTCCGCAGTAAAGAAGGCTCCGGTCCCTATGAAAGCTCGTGGAGAGTCCGCAGTAAAGAAGGCTCCAATTTTCTTAAGACCACCTAAAGAGAAAGAGACTACTCCGGTCCCTATGAAAGCTCGTGGAGAGTCCGCAGTAAAGAAGGCTCCAATTTTCTTAAGGCCACCTAAAGAGAAAGAGACTACTCCGGTCCCTATGAAAGCTCGTAATTTAAAAAAG